GGTGCGCATGATGACCAGGTGGATGCGGCGGCAGGCGCGTTCAACAAACTGGCCGCGCCCCGGCCAGCGATGAGCGTGCTGGCGCAAGCGGCGGCGAGGGGGTGGTAGTGGCAAAACGCAAACGCAAGAACCGCCGGCTGAGATCAGCGCGCCCAGCTCCCCAACCCGGTCCGCTGGCGGCAGCGCCACAGGTGGCGGCTGATGTGCGGGCGCGGACTACGGATGTTGCGCGCCGGCTGGCGGGCGGGCGGCTGAGTGTGGAGAGTGCGGAGCGCCACGCCTTCAACGGCGCCTTTGCGCTGCTGGCTCCGCTTTCGGCTGAACACAGCTGGCGCTCGCTGAGCCTGGATGATCATGCCCTGGATACGCTCGGCGTGGCCGAGCTGCTGGAACTGCTGGCGGATCTGTCGCCCGATATCAGCCGGGCCTTGTGGGACTTCCTGCGGCTGTGTAATCCGGGCTGGGAGGCCGTTGCCTTACTGCCTGACAGCGAGGAACCGGATGAAGCGGCGCAAGCGGTGCTGGATGATTTCATCGGTCAGCTAACGGAATTGTACGGGTCGCTGGATGTGGTGATCGGGCGGCTGTTCATGGGGGCCTTCATTCGCGGCGGCTTTTTCGCCGAACTGGTGCTGGATGAACGCGGACGCCGTCTGGTCGATCTGGTGACGCCCGATCCGGATACGGTGCGCTTTCGCCGTATTGCAGATGCGCAGCGCGGCCCGATATGGCAGCTGTGCCAGTATGACGGTCTGCACCTGATCGATCTGGACCGGCCGACGATCCTGTACATTCCGGTCGATCCGCTGCCGGGCGTGCCGTATGGCCGCTCGCTGGTGGCGCCCGCCTTGTTCGGCAGCCTGTTCCTGCTCAGCCTGCTGCACGATCTGCGCCGGGTGGTGGCGCAGCAGGGCTATCCGCGCATCGACCTGTCGATCAGCCTGGAACGCTTGCACGCGGCCATGCCGGCGGAACTGGAGGATGATCCGGAGGCGGTCAAGAAGTGGGTGGATGCGATGGTGCGGGAGGTGCAGAACGTCTACGCCAGCTTGCAACCGGATGACGCTTACATTCACACCGATGTCATCAACGTCAATCGCCCGGTCGGGACGGTCGATTCGTCCAGCCTGGGGGCGGTAGACGGCCTGATCCGGGCCCTGGAGCGCATGATTACGCGGGCGCTCAAGACGATGCCGCTGCTGATGGCCGACACGGCGAGCACCTCGGAAGCCAACGCCAATCGCCAGTGGGAGGTGCACGCGGCGGGCATCAAGAGCTTGCAGCATCTGGCCGAGAGCCTGCTGCAGCGGTTGTTCAGCCTGGCGCTGCAAGCGCAGGGCATCCAGACGACGGTGCAGTTTCGTTTCGCCGAACTACGGGCGGCGGAGCTGCTGCGGGATGCGCAGACCGAGGCGCTGCAAATCGCCAACGTCCAGACGGAATATGCCGCGGGCTGGATCTCGCAGGATGAAGCGGCCCTGAAGGCGGTCGGTCATGAATCCGATCAACCGGCGCCGCGTGTCCAGCCGCAAGGTTGGGTGGGCGAACTTACCGCTTTGCTGGAGGTGCAGGCCGAACCGGGTGGCAATCGTTCTGTGTGCTCCGGGAGTCAACCTGGGCTTGATCCGGTAAAGCGCATCAAGATCATTCCGGATGGGGCGGCCGAGGAATTGCCGGCGGTGCCGGATGAAGTTGAGATCACGGATGCGGATGAACGGCGGGCGATTGACGCCTGGGATGCCGCCATGCCCGCTTATGCCGGGCTGCTCGAGGCCGCCGTGGTTGGCCGGGAAGATTGGGACACCGCGGCAGCAGAGTTGCCGGTGGACCGGGCGGCAGGCCAGCGCGCCTACGGCGACGAATCGCCCTGGGTATGGGAGCAGGCCGCCAAACGCTACCGCAACCAGGCGACCGGGCAGACGCTCAACCCGCGCCAGATGCTGGTGCTGCGCGATCAGTTTGTCGATGCGCAGAAGGCCGCCGCCGCCGCCCTGGCGGAACGGTTGGCAGCAGGTGACATAACGTTGACCCGCTTCATGCTGGAGATGCGGGAGCTGATCAAGACCACCTACTACGACGAGTACGTGTTGGGGCACGGTGGCCGCCGGAACATGACCCACCGCGACAATGGTATCGTCGGGCGTTTGTGCCGGGAGCAATACCAGTACCTGCAAGCCTTCATGGCGGATATTGCGGCCGGCAATCTGAGCCCGGCGCAGATCCGGGCGCGCTGCCAGCTGTATATCGAGTCGGCGTCGCAGGCTTACGAACGGGCGGCGGCCGAGGTAAGAGGGCTGCGCGGGCCGCACGCCTTACCGGCGTATCCCGGCGATCATTCAACGCAATGCGGGGCAAATTGTCGCTGCACGTGGGAGTTTCGGGAGACGGAGACAGCCTGGGAATGCACCTGGACATTGCATCCGGCAGAACACTGTCCGGATTGCCTGGAAAGGTCGGTCATATGGGCGCCGTACAGCGTACCGAAGTAGCGGCCTGGCGCGTGTGTTGGGCCTGTGAGGTGCAGTGTGACGCCGGGCAGGCGTGCTGGTACTGCGGTGCGCCCTGCGCGCGTCCGGAGCCGTCCAGTGCTGCGCGGCAAGATCGACAGCCGCGCCGGCATGATCCGCGGCGCGCCCATCGCCGGGACTTTCGGCAGGGGTGGCCGCGCTCAGACAAGTGGTGAGGTGAGGGATGGCAACATGGCGTGTGGGGGCAGAGCGGGATCTGCCGGTTCGCGAAGGCGATTGGGATGGGGATGCGGCGGGCGACAGCATCTTTACCTGGGCGGGCTGGCCGGATGATCCGGATGGCGGTAAGGCGCAGCGCGGTTTCCTGCTGTATGACGCCGATGCGCCGGAACTGAAAGGTTCGTACAAGTTGCCCTTCGCCCAGGTGACGGATGGCGAATTGAAGGCGGTGACGGGCGGGCTGCGCGCCGCAGCTTCCCGGCTGCCGCAGACGGATGCACCGCAAGAGGTCCTGGAGCGGGCCCGGGCGGTGCTGGATGGCTATTTCGAACGTATGGAGCGTGCCATGACTGACCAGGCGCAGCGGGAACAGGTGTTTGCGCATCCCGCCCGGGTGGCGCAGCTGACCTTCGCCGATGCGCAACGGCTGACCGAACTGGTGCGGGAGCACCATGCTTTTGACCCGGCGGTGCTGGCCGAGCGCTCGCCGTTCTTCTGGCCGGCGGAGATTTCTTCGAACCGGCTGGATTCCTACTTTACGCGCATGGACACATCTTCGCTGCGCAATTATGCGGCCGAGGCTGCGGCGGGCGTGGCGTTTCAGAATTCGCATAACCAGTGGCAGTTGGGGTTTGGCCGTTCGCTGACCGGGAAGTTCGAGGAAGCTGGTGAGCTGGCGCGCGTGCAGGCCGAGTTCTACACGTTTCCGGGGCTCCGGCTGCACGACGTTTCGACGGATGATTTCATCCTCGGCGTGCGGACCGGGCTGATCAAGGATGTTTCGATCGGGTTCTACGGCGGGTCGTTTCGCTGTTCGATCTGTGGTCTGGATATGCTGTCCTGGGAGTGCCCGCACATTCCCGGCATCCACTATCACCCCACGGAGCGCAGCCAGGCGGTCGCTGATGAACTGGCGTTTGCCTGGGTGGACGACGCGCATCTCGCAGAGGTGAGTGCGGTCTACGATGGCGCAACGCCAGGGGCGGCCATTCTCAAGGCGCAACAGGAAGCCGATGGCGGCCGGTTGCGCCCGGAAGTGGCGCGCGTGTTGGAAGCGCGTTACCGCATTCGTTTGCCAGGCGCCACCCGCCAGTGGGCCGGGGCTACGGTGGAACGCAGCGTTCAAGAGGAGGAGGCCATGCCTTCAAATGTGGATGATGGGGCAACTGAGGCAACGAAGGTGCCTACGCTGCCTCAGGTAGAAGAGGTGACGCCGCTGCCGGAGCCGGTGACGGAGTTGCCGGAGGAAATAGAGGAGCTGCGGGCGCTGGCCGACAGCCAAACGGCGCGGGTGCGTGCAGCGGCCGAGGCGCTGGGCGTGCCGGAAGGCGGGGATCTGAGCGCAGCGATCCGCAGCCTGCGCGCCGAGATCGCCCGGTTGCAGCCGTGGGAGGCGCAGGCGCTGCAGGCTGAAGAGCGCGCCAACGGGTATGAACAGCGTATCGCCGAGCTTGCGCCGCTGGCGGAGGACGGCCGGCTGTACCGCGCCGATCTGCTGGCCGAGGCGCTGGCCGAGGGCGT